GGTTAGTCGTCGTCAGTATCATCTGGAAAGTCTTCGTCGGAGTCTGGGTCTTTATTGTCTGGATCGGGTGAAGGCGTGAGAAGTTCATTCGTCGTCAAAAACGGATGATCTTTTTTAGATCCTGCCTTCGGCTGCATCCACTCAAGCCAAATTACGATAGTACCGTCTTTGAGAAACGTTTCTGTCTTCTTGACTACGACGACCTCTCCGGAGAGAGATCTGTCCATAATGTCCTTGAGGCGGTCCGACTCGTCGATATCTTCAAATATCGCAGTGCCGTGATCCATCGCAGTCATTTCTTTACCGATAGTCAAGCGCGCTGACTGGTACTCAAATGAATACTCTGTAGCATTAGCGACTTTGCCCGCCGTACCCGGTGCGACCGATTTGACGAGGCTCTCGAATTCAGAACCTCTAAGCAAGTCCGGTACTGCTTTTTCGTTACTAGCAATATCGGGTAGCGTCTGCGCGTATTGCAGCGCTTTGATAAAATCATCCATTACGCGGCTCCGCCATTAAAGTCTGCTAGCGCTTGTTGTTTCTCTACAGCTTTCTGAGTAGACCATCGGTCTTTTACAACAGCGTACATAACAGGGTCTTCCTGAGATAGTTGTGCAAGCATAGATTTTTGGGTGCTGGGGTCTGCAGCACCCATTTGTTGTACCATTTGTTCCGCGGCAGAAATAATAGCTTGCGGATTATAAGAAAGTCCTGATCCGGACTGGGACTCATTTTGCGCTTGTTGCGATAGCGAGTTCTGTATTTTGTTCATCTTCTTGGAGAGCTCCATTTGCATGCGAGCTTCGTCAAGAGATTCTTGTAGGCGCTTTTCACGTTCTTCGTTGATGTCCGAATCATTGAGATCAAGCATGGTGGTATTCGAAATCATGCCGCCTGTTGCTTGCTGTAACCCTAACAGGAACTGCTTTTGCACTGCGTCATCAACGAGCTTGAAAGGTAAGTACTCTGCTTCTACAGGTTTCCAACTTAGAATTTTACTGGATTGTTTTATGACCCATTCCAACTGTTCGTTGAGATGGGACGTGTACGTTTCGAGTTGGTTTTCCAGCATGCGCAAAGTTATGGACGAACCGGAGAACGATAGCCCGCCGTAAATGAATTCCTTGGGAATACCCATTGCCGCGATAATTTCCTCCTCGGCTTCCTTTATTTCGCCGAGGGTTAGCAGGGATCGGCCCTGGCCGCCCATCATGGTTACGCCCAGCGCTGCGGGCGCGAACATGATGTGCAGCGGATCGCGACGCCAGCGTTTGATGTTGGCCGTCATCTCTTGACGCCACTTCATCAAGTTGACCATCTGTGCTGGATCTGCTGCGCCGCTGATCGGTGCCGGATGCAAAACACGAAAAGGCAGTATGTGTTCGAACGCAATAGCCTCGTTCGCTTTACGCAAAATAGCCGTATAAAGAAATAGCTTGATTGTCGTTGTCAGTGGAGGGAAGCCCCACTGTGAAGAAATACCCGCAGGTGGGTGAATCTTCATGTGATAAACAGCACCGTCTGCGAACTCGAAGAGTTTATCGTCACGGATCGCCTTGAGAAACTCAATAGGCATCGTGTTGATAATATGCGCATCGCCTTTTTCGACTTTGCTCTTTAGTTCCTGCGGGATGGTGTAGTAGTATACGGATTCGTTTGTGATGGGGTTGTGGTTGATATCCATCAACTTTGGGTCCCAACGAATTACGTTAATACGGTGCTCGTCACTTGCTTTCTCATCAAGAATTTCGCCTGTAGTCGTGGTATTGCACGCAGGGCAGCTGTATGAGAATGACAAAGTTTTCAGGTTGAACTTATACGTCGTCTTTTTGATGCCTGTGCGGGCATTGCACTCTTTGCAAATCAAAAAGCGATTAAACGGATGGTATACGGATGTAAATGAGTTTCCGTACAGGTGTAAATCCAAGCCGGATGCAATGGCTACGCTCTTTATACGGATGGACTTATTTAATACGCGTTCCCAGTTTTTCGTTAGCGCTTCGTCACTCGACTGAATCATCACTTTAGTGACAGGGTATTCGGCGAATTTCTTTAGAGCGGCAAAGATGTGTGCCGAGTTGTAATACAAATATTCGACCCAACGAAACAAGTCCTTCAGCTTACGTGGAGCGAAGCCTGTTACGAAATCGAACATCGGATTGGGATGACTGCCCCGACCCCGAGAACCCCCGGCGAGATCTAAAATTCCTGGATCACTTGTCGACATGCATTTTCCCCTGTAGGAGTACTCGGTGACCTACACACTAAAACTCGGCACAGTCTACGGTACTCCGGTATTTACTCTGCAATGCTGTGAAAGTGCAGTTAAAAACGTATATGGAGCATCATTTTCCGGAAAAGACAAACTCTGGCGATTCCCTGCATTCTTTCCAGTGCACCAGCTCGTTCTGTCGGACCTGCCGAAGATGGTGCCGGGACTGCAGTATGCTCCTGAAGTAGTTGAACATGTGCAAAAGCTTGCTGCGCCGGTTACCTTGCCTGATGATTTTAGTTTCTTAACGCAACCATACCAACACCAGCGGGACGGTGTGTTGCATTTGCTACAGCGCCCACGCGCCGCGTTGTTCTATTCACCGGGACTCGGTAAGTGCAAAATAACGGTGGATTTGCAGCGGATTACGCAAGACCGCATGCTGATACTATGCCCGCTTGTGATGCTTGGCACCTGGGCGGAAGAGTTCAAGAAACATGGCAACGTCGATGACGTTCTAATCATTGACGGTACCAAAAAACAAAAACAGAGCCGGCTTGAACAAGCACAGGCTAGGGCGCCTGTCGCCACAATCCTTACGTACAACGTAGCAACGCTGTACACAGACGACATACTGAAAATAGCATACTCCGCGATTATTGCGGATGAATCACACATGCTTAAGACGCCTTATTCGAAACGCACGCAAGCCTCTACGTCTCTAGCGCTGCGCGCATCACGTCGAGTACTGTTGTCAGGCACGCCGTCGCTAGGATCTCCCTTCGATTTATACGCACAGTTACGTTTTCTTGGTACGTATTTCTGCCCTGAGAACTGGTGGCACTTCAGGAAACACTTTGGGGTATTCCACCCAAGCGAAGAGGGTGAAGCCGTACCTAAAATACTGCTAGGGTTTAAGAATATGGACACGATGAATACTCGTGTCGGGCTCGTTAGTCTCAAGAAGACAAAAGAAGAATGCCTAGACTTGCCTGATCAGCTTATCTTGGACGAATACTTTGTCGTTACAAATCCTACCAAGCGCGCGTACAACACGCTCATATTAGACCACTGTCTAGGAGCGGGTGTTTCGGTACAAGAGAAAATACTTGCGGGTGAGCTGACGGTAAAAGACGGCCCTGTAATTGATCCGCACGTCATAGCTACAGAGCTCATCGTTAAGCTGAATAAGCTAGACCAGCTAGCAAGTAGCTTTGTTTATCAAGCTACTAAAAACCCATTACTCTGTGTTGGCTGCCCTAATGCTGCGAAATGTAGCGCAGACGATATATTGCCTTACACGCCTAAATGCACCGTGAGCCAGCGTGAACCCGCGTCCGTCGTTATGACGTATGCCGATAATTCACGGCTTGAACGTTGTGTAGGATTACTCGAAGCTATTCTAGAAGATCCCGCTAACAAAGTGATTATTTGGGCTAAATTCATGCCTGAATTGGATGCGCTCGAAGCTGCGATAAAGGAACTAGGAAGTCAGTACGTCCGCGTGCAGGGCGGGTTTACACGCGAGCAACTCACGCACGCGATGACTACCTTTAACAACGCTCCTGATTGTAGGGTGTATCTCGGTCAAGTAGCTACAGGGGTTGGTGTAACGCTCAATGCTGCAAACTACACAATTTATTACAATCTGCCTTGGAGTTTAGATCAGTACTTACAATCGCTAGATCGTAATTATCGTATTGGTCAAACCAAAAAGGTTACGGTGTATCGCCTACTGGGCCGAAACACATTAGACGTATCTAAAGCGGCAGCGCTAGATCAAAAGATAGACTTCAGTCAACTCGTAACCTCGAAGTCTGTATGCGCGACGTGCCCCGATTATCATATACGTTGCTCGAAATATAAAATTAAACTGTACGACGCGGAGTGTAAATACGACCGTGAGATGATGCGGCAAAAAGCTACTGTGGAGTTAATACCATGAAAGTTACATTAGAATTCGAAGAGAGTGATCTCAGGGAAATGCTTACGAGTTATTTCCGGGGCAATGGTTTTGCAGTCAAGAATCTTGACGAGGTGTGTGCCAAGTTTAAAGACGCTTACATTGACGGGTTGAAAGTCCAAGCTGAGATTATGGTAATGGACCCGCCGATACCGCAACTGAGCACAGTGGCGCCACCGCAGAATCTAGTCGAAGACGCTGTTGATGATGCGGGTGAACCAGACGACGTGGCTGAGGCTGCCGAGCCTATGTTGTCACTCAATGATTTAACAGACCCTTCGCCGCGTGGGCGGGTGGTCGGTATAGCCAATACAAAGAATGAATTTGCAGATCTCATCAACGCAAGTAAACGCATTGAACAAGAACGCCGGAGAACTTGATGCTTGATAGTATCGACAATGAAGAATTGATTAAGATCCCTGCTGTCGCAGAAGATGAACAATTCAAAGACAGGCTGCCGAAAGGCTATCTGTCGGTGTCACAAGTTACGCAATACATGAAATGCGGAGAAGCCTATTACTACCGCTACGTTATGGGCCGGCAAGTGCCGTCGAACGTATTTCAAGTACAGGGTCGCGGTGTACATAAAGCAGCTGAGAAGTTGCATCTGAGCATGATTCAGAATGAGCCTATTGGCGAAGCTGAGATGCTTCAGACATATTCCGATTTATATGATGACGAGATCAAAACCGCAGTCAGCGAACATAACGAGGACGACGCTGATGAAAAGGATGCGAACGATAAGGACATCGGCGTCCGTCTCACTAAAAAATATCACAAGGTTGCCCTAGGTAATGCCTGTGACGCTTCGGGCAAACCCGTGCCTGCGGTACAGCCCATAGCAGCAGAACGTGTTGTCCGCGTCAACATCATTACAGAAGAAAGCTTGGTCATTCCGTTTCTCGGAGTAATCGATCTAGAAGAACGTAATGCGATTGCTGACCTGAAGACAAAAAAGAAGGCCTCGTCACAGGCTGACACCGACAACAGCTTGCAGCTGAGTCTCTACGCGCACGTTACGGGAAAACCCCTAGTGCGTCTAGACCAACTAGTCAAGCCAACAAAGACCCTGCCTGTGCGTTTTATTCGAACGGAGTCGGTGCGTACAAAGAATGAAGTTCTGCATGCACTTGATGTAGTATCGCAGGTTGCACAGGACATTGCGTCGGGTCGCTTCAGAAAGACCAATCCTGAAAATTGGTGGTGCACGTCTAAATGGTGCCCCTACTGGAGCGATTGCCGCGGACGGAGGCGCTGAGTGGCTGACAACTATTGGGACAACTCGGGCGGACAGCCCAACCTATCACGCCTGCCTATCGAAGTACGCGAGGGAATGGCCCGGCCCATTCCGATGCGCGACGATGAAGTCTACGCAGCGGTCATGATTTTCAAACAGTCGCCGGGGCTCAACCACCCTAACGGGCGTTGCAATGTGGTTGCATATCGCACAACAAATAACGCAGTTGTGCCGATGGACAAGGGTATTCAGTTGGACTTTTCGGAGTTCTCCGGTAAGTTCCCGCTGGCCACCGTTGTGATTGATGTAAAGGGAGCCGAACCCTTTGTAGCGAATCTCTTGCGGGCCTACGCAGAACTCGGCGGTGACGTACAAGCTGCCGTTAAACGCGCAGGTATCGCACGCACGACCGCAGAACACACCGCTTACTTTGAAGAAAAAAGTAACGATTGAACTTGTTCATGTCGTAAGGCGTTATATATAAAAGGCGCCCTTAATACGGTAAAAGAGTATACACTTCTGCAACTCTAGCTCAGGAGGCTATATGCAGAAGTACGGCGTGGATGAGACACCTAGTTTAAACAGAAAATACGGCGAAACAGATCTTGACGTATGCCCGCTATGTGGGGCACGGTTACAAAAACATGGACATGTTGTTTTATGTCCAACACACGGATCAGAGCCTTTCGAACATGACGATAAGCAAACGTAGCAGTATTGTACGCTCCATTAGTGATTTAGTCACACAGCGTGCAAGCATCATACGTGCGTTGTACATCGTCAGCGTTGCAACGAATGGGCCGAGAGACGAAATACTAGCAGAGTTTCATCAAGCAGTCGGTGACGTACTTGAGGGGGTAGCGTTATCACAACTCGACCTAGCTTTCATCAACAAAATGAAAGTTAAAGAGGAGGCAGCTTGGTTAAGGGACCGCAACGAGTAGTTAGTTACGAATTCACGCACACTGCAAATGATCCAGCAACTGTCGTGTTTGTTTCGCCGTTCAGAACTTTCCTACAAGTAGTTGACGAGATTATTCGTTGGCTACAGCTTCCACATATTGTTTCTGCATTCGCTAGTATTGCTGCGTTTCTGCGCAGCCTGTTTACAAACTAGGGGTTTCACGAAATGCCAGCTAAAAAGCGTAACGTTACAATACCGTTCGAAGCAATTATTGCGGATACGGACTTCAACGGTCGGGTTGAATACCCAGATATCGATGCCCTGAAACAGTCCATTATGGACGACGGGCTGCTGCAGCCAATCGGAGTATCGCAGAAGAATTCCGGTTCCGATACAGATGGACAGAAATTCTTCCTTGTATACGGCTTTCGCCGCTACTTCGCCATATCCAAGATTCGTGATGAACTTGGACCTGACGCGTACGCGACGATCGATGCAGTGCTCAATGAGGGAAACCTGGAGGAACTCCGGGTACGAAATCTCAAAGAGAATATCGAACGTAAGGCTCTGACCACTTTCGAAATTGCCCAACAGGTCAAGCGCTTGGTGCTTGCAGGCCTGGAACAGCGTGAGATTGCAACGCGGTTGGGACGCAACCAGTCGTGGGTAAGCTACCACCACAAGGTTGCGACGCAACTTTCTACACAAGCCCAGCAAGCTTTAAAAGCTGGAGATATCACGCTAGAGCAAGCGCTACACATCGCCGATGTGCCTGAAGAACAACAGAACGCGTTGGTGACCCAGGTACTTAGCGCGGATACGCGTGCAGATGCGCGCAAGTTACTGAAGGAAGCCGCAAGCGGAAGCGGCAAGCGTCGTAAATATGCCAATAAAGGACGACCTACGTCACGTAACCTGATGCAGTGGGTGAGTGACGCGTCATTCGAAGCTGAGTCGCGTATCAATGACAAACACGACAAGGCCTTCTACAACGGTGTCGCGGCAGGTATGCGGGTAGCGCTGGGTGACCTCGAACTCAAAGAGCTCAAGGCTGTGGATAAGTATTCCGACGTAAACTACCACGCGAAGGACAATAAAACGGAGGACGAACCGGAGTTGGTGAGTGTAGATCCAGGAGACGACGAAGATGTGGCGACGGCTGAGGCCGATGCGGCTCCTGTTAAAAAGAAGCGCGGACGTCCCAAGAAAATTGTGACGGCTTCGAACACTCTCTAATTCATGCGTGCTGCGGCGCTGCGCAATTTAGTAATTGCGGTCTCGCGCAGTTGCCGTACCCGCTCTCCTGTTATTTCTAATATACGCCCTATCTGCTTTAGCGTTTTAGGGCCTGTGTGAATACCGAATGACGCTTTAATGATGTACGTCTCACGTATAGATAAATTTGTAATGTCGAAAAGTTTTAGCAGACTTTGCTGCATCTCAATGGTTACCGCGTAACCATCTATACTAGAGTCTTCATCACTGATAGTGTTTTCGGTGTATTCCGTCGTATTAGGACTGCGTATACCCTTCGCCATTGCGTGCGTAGGTACGTGTACGAGTCCTAGACGGCGGCCTTCTTCACGCATTTCGTGGCGTACCCACCAACTGGCGTATGTCAGAAACCGAGTGCCTGCCTCAGGTTTAAATTTAGTCAGCGCGCGAATTAATCCAATATTGCCCGCAGCTATCAAGTCTTCTAAGGTCTGTCGTTCCATATGGCTGCGTGGATGCTTGCGGGCTTCGGATATAACGTAACGTAGTGCGCCTTTGACTATTAAATCTTTTGCTTTTGCGTCTTTGGTGTTCTGATAGCGTCGGATGAGTTCTCGCTCGTTCTCGGCGGTTAGCATACTCGTTGCTTCAACTTCTTTATAATAACGAGCAAGCGAATCGTTGGACGGTTTTGAACTCATGTTTCTCTCTCAGCTATTGTGCTGCTACACAGTTTGGGGTAGCTTACCAGTTCGTCAAACAGCCTCAGAGGGCATCCAGCATGAGCAACGAAATTCAGAAGTATGATGACACAATCAACAGCGTATCGACACTACTCAAAGCCTATGCAGACACCGTTTCCGATACAGCACTAGGTCTGAAGATTCAAGAATTGTCAGAGCAGACAATCACGACAGTGAAAGGGATCGAAGGTCCCCAGCGTTCCCGGATCACGCAGTTGATGTTGAAACAGAATATGTCGAATTCGTCGATGATACCATCGAACACTGCCGCCGGGCAATTGTATACGTCCAAGAGTGATCATATTGGGGATAACCTCGAATTTATCCCGATTTTCACACACAACATGCGCACCAAGTGGGGCGATGATAAAGTAGAATGTCGCTCACTCGATGCGATTACAGGCTCGAAGTACGGCGAATGCGCCAAGTGTCCTTACGGACGTTACGTCCCAGATGAACGCCCTGATTGCAGCAAAGGCCTGAGCTATTACGTAATGGCCAGCGATTTGTCTGCGTTGTACAAAATCGACTTTATTAAGACGAGCGCCAAAGCAGGTCGCTCTATAAGTCAACTAGCGTCACCGCCGCATCTGTGGACACGCTCGTTTATTCTGTCGTCTGAGCGCGTCGTACAGCCCAAGGTCAATTACTTCATACTCAAAGTAGCAGTGACAAATCACCGCACTTCACCGGAAGTTGCCAAGGTTTGCGACATGCTATTTGAATTCTTTCAGAATAGCTACCGAAAGGCCGTGCTTATGCAGGCCGAATATAGCCGTATGGGCACTACCGGCGGCGGCGGCGGCGGCGGTGCCGGCGGCGGCGGTGCCGGCGGCGTGATCCCCGCTGAGGGCGAAGAAGTCCCACAAGAGATCAATTTCCGCGATTCCGTTTGAGTGATTAGCAGCGCAGTATCTGAGAGATATTGCGCTGCTTTTTTAGGTGCCCATGTCAAAAGCTTTGCCTTTGTTGAAATACGCCGCGTGGTCGCCTTCAAAAGCTTCTCTCGCAGGTACTTGTCCTCTAGCGTTTAAATACCGCTATATCGATAAAATACCTACCGGCGACAAAGGTACTGCTGCCAAGGTGGGAGTAACCGTGCATAGAGCACAGGAGTTACTCCTACAAGGACAGTCGATCCAAGACTGTCTCGATAACGCTATTGCTGAATCAGAAGCCGAGCTCACGTACAATGATCAAGAGAAAGTGCGCTCCTTCGCACAGAACATGTTGGAATTCCAGAAACGCATAAATAAATTCACAGTGAATAATCCTGTGAGACAAACGCTACTGGAATCCAAATGGGCTGTCACCGCAGGGTTTAAATCTTGCGAGTTCTTTGACAAGGACGGTATCATTCGCGGCATCGTGGATATGTCCTTGGTCTTGGAGAGTGACTATGTTATCGTCTTCGACCATAAGTCTGGAAGAGTCCGCCCCGCGTCTTACTATAAGACGCAACTAGACTTCTACACGGTTATGGCGCTCGCAGTTTTTCCTCATTTAAAAGGGGTTCAATGCGCCCTACACTACGTAGCACACGGTAAACTTGAATGGGGAAGTCCCGTTGCGCCTCAGTATATACGTGAGGTATTGCAGCCGTGGTTGCTTGGCTATTTGAATAAAAAAGCTGAGCGGGTAGACGCAGCTATTGCAACGCCGGGGGCGCATTGCAAGTGGTGCGATTTCCGTGAAATTTGTACGTTCCGGGGGATTGATGGCGAAGCAAGAAAAGGGGCCGAAAACACCTAAGTTTGATCCGACTGAGCTTCGTAAGCTTTGGAAGCAACCTACCGAGAACTGGATGACACTACTGAATACAGTAGGTGCCCAGCAGGTAAAGCCCGCAGGGCATACGATCAAGCTCCAGTGCCCGTACCATCCGGATACTAACCCGTCGGGTACGTTGAATATATATAAGGGTCACTTCAAGTGTTTTGCATGCAACACTTATATTACTGACCCTATCAAGTTTGCCAGTAAGTATATTCCAGGCAGCTATATGGATGTGGCGCGGATGTTCCGCGACCATTTCAAAATTGAGAAGCTTGATCTCAAGAAATTAGACGCGACCGAGTTAGAACAACACCGCATGAAGCTATTGAGCGAGGTGTTTCATCGCTATTTATGCAACGTGTGGGTTGCTGATAAAGCGCCGCAGTCGGCCGTATCTACTGTCACTTGGTTAAAAAACCGAGGCCTTACGTCAGTAGATATGCTGGGCTGTATCGGCATGTTGCCAACATCGGTTGATCTCCAAAAATTGTGCGCGCAGGCAGGCGCCAATGAAGACGATATTCTCTGGTGTATGCGTCTCGTCGGCGACTACCTAAACGTCACCTACATGAATTGCGTCGTATATGCGTACGGTTTGTCTCCCGACAAATTGACTGCGTTTAAATTGCGCATACCCGGACCGGATAAAGAGTCCGTACGGTTTATAAAGGCTGTGGATACTGCGGAGCTAGGTGCATTTGGATTAAATGTGTCGGCTTTTTATAAGCACTATTCGAGTGAAAAAGTTACGCGCTTTACGGCTGTAGAAGGAGAGCACGACGCGCTTGCAATTATTCAGGGCATGTTGACGCACTGTGCTGATGTAGATGAAGTGATCATAGCGCTCGGCGGTGCAGGCCATAGCGGCGTAGACTTTATGACTGATCTCGGATTTAGCGAGTGCCGGTTAATCGGAGATGACGATGCGGCGGGCGATCTCTACCCTACGAGTGTTTTGCCGAAAACACGCGATATTGCTATTCAAGTATTTAAATGGCCACAACGTATACGCAACCACGTACCGGGTAAAATAGACCCCGATGAAGCTATAAAGATTCACGGTTTTGATGTTGTATACCGTGAATTCTGTAATCCGAAGAATTACGAATTCGCAACACGTTGGTGCGCAGATCGCGCGAAGCTAAAAATAGCCGTTATTCATCCCGACAATGTTATCGGTTTACAGGAAGTAGCTACTGAATTTACGGGCTACTTAAAAAATGACACAGAGCGGCAGGTATTCGCTGAGGAATTCAACAAAATATGCCCGAGTCTTCCTGCTAGTGAAATACTCCGGCATACGCGTCTTAAAGACGACTCATCCCTGGGTTTTGTAGAGAAGATAAAAGATTGGATGGGGGAGACATACCAAACCACTACGTGGGACAGCCATACAGGTGTACTCAAACTGTGGAACAAGAAACTAAAGCAGTATTTATATGTACAGGTCAATAAAGACTCTGCAATGACGCAGTTTGCCCGGTATACGAGCAAAGGCAGTATGTACTATTGGGCACGTGACGAGATCGGATTACCTTCGTATTTCCCCGACGTAGAAGCCCCTGATGCAGGCCAGACTGCCCTGGATAAAACTGAAGACATGATCGAGGACGCGGTGCAGCGCGCGTACCGCATGCTTTCTGCTGAATCGGTAGATGAAGCCAAAACCCGCGTCAAAGGGCAAGGCATTCACCTTGATCATACGCAGAATGGTGCCCCGGGCTATTTCATAAATGGCAACAGTATTTACAAGCTAAAATGGTCACCTGATTTTAGTAAATTAGCCGCTGTCACGGAATTAGAGGGACCGTTTGATAACGGGCAAGTGTTTGACCTAGAGCATCGCTATAACCTCATTGATGACATGCGTATAGGTTGGACGGAACTCATTAAATCACCGAAGGACTTAATGCAGCGGCCGGTGTACAGCCCCTTTGAGTGTTTTCAGAAAGTACACAAGCTCATTAATCTCGGCTTTGAATTCAAAAATCAAGAGGTTGACGCGCTATACTGTGCTGGCCTGGTTTTTTATAACTATTTGTATGACGTAATGCCTATGCGGAGAATGCTTACGCATTTCTACGCGCAGTTCGAATCGGGAAAGACGACACTTCTTTCGGTAACCTCCAACCACCCACAGTTACGAGAGTTTTCGCTATGTGACCATGCGCTAGCTCTCGATACATTCACACAAGCTGCGTTCTACCAGACATTCACAAATACAAGACTTGTTGCCGTTTTGGATGAAATGAATGATCCGGATGATGGCTCGATAGAATCCCGTAATCGAAAACTGTTCTATCAACGTACACGGTCGTTAGCCACGAGTGGTTCGACTACCCTCAACCAGGGAACGGTGGATGGCAAGGGTCGATCTTTCAATATCGCTAATACTGTGATTACTGCGAGCGGCACTCCTATTCACGATCCCATGGATGAGAGCCGTTTTAACACGGTTAACCTAAAAAAGAACGCCAACCGAAATAACGTGCGCCTGTTGCTACGTGCCGCGTTTACCGCTACGGAGATACAAGACCTTCGTCTGAGCATATTGATTAACGCAATAACGTTAGCGCCTAACGTAGCGACGCAGTACGCGTATTTATACGATCGTTACGGCAGTCGCCGTGAAGCGGATGCTAAAGGCACGACTACGATACAGAACGTGGATCGGTTTACTGAGAATCTCATGCCGATGGCGGCTATTCTCAATGTGTTTGGTCAAGACGGTCAAAAGTTCATTGATAAGTACCGCGATACGCGCAAGCAGCAGGTCTACGAGCGTGCGCACAGCACGCCTGGCCATGCGCTCATAGATACCATCCTTACGTCTAGTATTCCTTCGCGCGAAGAAGAGAATCAAATGACGACTATCAAGGCATTACTCTTACACCCGCACGACCGTGAGAAGATAAATAACACAAAGGTTGGTGTTTATTATGATGACGCGTGTAAATGCCTTGGTGTAGTCTGGTCTGAAGTAAGGCTAAATCTACTAAAGAATCAGTACAAAACAAGAACGCCCTACGCGCTTAAGTCTGAAGCTGAGACGGTCAGTGATTGGATTGTGAGTAAGCCTGAAGCCGACAAACTCGGCATTATACGTCGACTCATGGCCAAAGGCATGACGAGTTCTTCAGATGTCTATAGCATTATCACCGTACAGTCGCTGATTGCGCGTCACGAAGAAGCAGTAGGCGCAGATCAAAAAGAAGAGGATGCTAGAGTCGCTGCACTTAATCCGCCCAAGGAGATATCGTTCCGTGAAGCTCCGGCAAGTGCGGTAGATCCAATGGAAGGGCTAGGTTGATGACTGACCCCGTAAGTAAGGGACAGATTTGCAAAGGCTGTCCGAGATACGAAAACCGCCGTTGCGGTAGTGGTGATAAAAGCGGGCATGTTCAAGTCCTATTTATCGCGGAACAACCTGACGACATATCGGCGAGCACCGGGACGGCAGGTACTCCGTTTAGGGGACACGGCGGCAAGGTTGTACGTTCGGCGTTAGACTTTTTGACGCGCAAATATCCCAAATACGCGCCTATTACTTATGCGTTTACTTATGCGGCGCAATGCGTATCCCTGGACGACAGCGCGCCCAATAAAGAAGTACTGCATCACTGCCAGCCTAATGTGCAGAGCGTGATCAAGCAGTTCGAGCCTAAAGTCATTGTGGCGATGGGTGCGACGGCTTTACGCCAGCTGGGTGCTAAGCAGCAATATAGTGATTCGCGCAACAAGTTTCTCAAGCACTACAGCTACGAAGCCCCTATCTATGTATCTTTCAGTGAAAAAGCACTGTTAGCGGCACCAGGCGTCTTCGAAACATTCAAGCTCAATTTAACCAATATATTTGATCGTGTCCTAAATGCTAGCGTGCCGCAACTTAGCCTAGATGAATTGGCTAAGTGTTATCTGGTGCCTAAAACTATGGACGAGGCCTTAGAGGCCTGTGACATGATTATGCGTTACACAAGCGGCAACTTAAGCGCGGCGGATTCACACATATCCGTGGATACCGAGACAAATACGCTATACGCCGAAAAGGCTACCTCTAAGATCATCGCATTTTGTTTCGGGTATGATGACGGCAAGGCAGCCACATTACTGTACGACCACCCCAACGCCGGCGCGGAATATCTCCGTAGGCTCCCGGAGCTTACTGCTAAAATCAAAGAACTACTTGCGTGCCGTAAACCCAAGATATTCCATAACGCCAAATTCGATTTGAAGTTCATAGAGCTCAAGTACGGCATGCCTGTGAACGAAGTGTTTTGGGACACGCTCCTGGGAGAGCATTTGCTCGATGAAGACAAGAAGGGCAATTATGGCCTGAAAGTCCTCACAGCAAATCATATACCCCAATACGGAGGTTACGAGGATAAACTCTATGATCTTCTAGAAGAGAACGAAATCGTCTCTAAAGCAGATGAAGCGGGCAAAGAGCTAGAAGACCTACGCAAGATTATTGCGACGGAACATCCTGGCTTTCTCAAACAACTCGAAGAATACAAAGATGCTCTCGTCATTTACGAGGTTGAGAAAGTTAAATACGACGCGGCTGTGCGGGAGCATGCGTTGGCCCTTGAAAATTATCACTTCTGCAAAGACTATCTAGCAGGTCGCCAAGCAGCTTGGTCTGTCGATATAGCCAGCTGGGAGAAGGGCAAACGCGGGCGTCCCAAAAAACCCGTCAAGTGGTTTACTAAGCCGGAAAAACCTGAGACGCTGAAAGAGCCGAAGCACCCTAAAGATCCGCGTACCAAGAAAGAGCAGCAAATTAGCAAAGACGCGGGCTTTGAAAATATTCCCGTACATGACCTGCAAATCTACGGCGCAGTCGATGGTGACGTAACACGCCAACTTGCTAATATACAGCTTCGACGTATTTTCGTTGAGCGGTCTAAAGTACGTCCCCTAATGCGTACGCATGCTATTCCGGCGTCTCGCGTATTGGGCCGTATGGAATACGAAGGCATGCGCGTTGATCAGGCGTATATCGGCGTACTCGAAGAAGCGCTTTCGGTAGTCGTACACAACACCGAGCAAGAACTCCTTCAAATGGTGGCTGCTACAAAGCCGCCGGGGCTCAAGTCGTTTAGCCTCAATGGCGCGCAGACGCTGGGCAATGTCTTGTACAACTGGGGCTGGGTACACCCCAACGGCAATAAACAAGGCGCCTACGAAGTTCGTGCTGTCACTAAGACAAACCAGCCGAGCACTTCTGAGAAAGTGCTGCGACAGTTTGTCAGCTACGAAGACGATAAAAAGACCATCCCTACAGAGTCCGCGTACTTTATCGAGCGGCTATTGCGTTACCGCAAGGCAAGCAAGGCTCGCAATACATTTTTAGCGAATGTCCGTGCACTATCTAAGCGCGACGGGTTTCTGCATACGCAATTTCATCTGAACGGAACGGGGACGGGAAGGCTCAGTTCCAGTGACATGAACATGCAGAATGTTCCCAAGTACCTCGCGGGGTGGAACCTCAAGAAGCTGTTCATACCGGACTCCAATGAATATCTCATCGTCAACGTCGACTACAAGGGCGCAGAGGTTCGCGTCTTTACAGCCTACGCACGCGACGAAGCGCTGATCAAAGCCCTCAATGAAGGCCTAGATATGCACAGCTTTTTCGCTGCGCAGGTATTCAAGCGTCCTTACGAGATGTACGCGCGCCGAGATGATGCGACGTTCATACCCGACAAAAACCTGCGCCGCCTGCTGGATGTAGAGCGCTCCAATATCAAACGCGTGGTATTCGGAATTCTCTACGGAGCAGGCCCAGAGAAAATCTCGGAGACCATTGGCGTCAGCGTAGAGGAAGCTAAGGCGCTTATCGGGCTGCTCTATCAGATGTTTCCTGAGATTCAGAAATACGCTGAAATCGTCGAGCTGGAAGTTGCGAAGAACCATTTCGTAGACACCCACTTCGGACGCCGTAGACGGTTCCCGCTTGCTGCTATCGCGCGACACGCCGGCCGCGCTAAGCGTCAGGGCCGCAACTTCAAAATACAATCTACAAGCTCCGATATCGTACTCGGACAGCTCATAGAAATGGACGCGCCCTTGCGTTCTGAATTCGGTGGGCGCATGTTGTTGACTGTGCACGATTCACTGGTATTCCAATTCCCGAAGAAGTACATTCACCAGCTAAGGCCGTTTGTTAAAGAGTACGCTGAGGCGCGTGTAACCAAAAAATATCCGTGGTTACCCGTACCTTTCGCGGCTGACGTAGAAGTCGGTGACAATTACGGTGAATGTCAGTCCATCGAGAAGTACCTCGCACAGCACCCTATTATCCTTCAGGAAGAAGGGATTGTAGAAGAACATGAGCTCCTCACAGAACTCCGACTTGACGCATTTGAAGCAGCTTGAAACGAAGACATTCGATAAGTACGGAATGACGTTTATGTACCACGTGTCGACAACGCATGTCGATGAGTGGGTTCCGTATATGGTTACAGACACTGAAGATAAACCCACGCGGCAAGAGTGGAAACAAACGGGCGCGGTACTTAAGGTCAGCGAAGTAATCGACGCTGTACTAAAGGACGACGGGCGTTGCCAGATAGCCCGACCTATCTTCTTGTACTCGACAGCGGATGGGCCTTTGCTGGCCATCGCGCTGAAAAACAGCCAGGAATACGTCGAACTGCTAGATCCCTGCATTGTTGTCTACGACGGCAAGAGCCAGTTAAATCTCGTGCCTATTTTCGGAGTCAGTCGCATATTAACCGTAGCACGGACGGCTATACGCTCGTGGCAGGCTCCGAACGAATTGCTGCTCGCAGCATACCCTAAATTTCTAATCCAGAATCGCATGTACAAGTATCAACTACGTCCTCTTGTACCCTTCGTTACTACGCCTGAATTGACCAACGACGGCACGTAAAACATACACATTTCTGGTACAAGTAGATAGAGCAGCAACTCTAGATTATCCCTGTTTCCTCCTAGTTACAGGTACTCGTTACAATGCCTGCACGGGCCGCGGGTTCCTAACCTGTTCCCCCCGCGCGTGAGGTAGGTGTGGCCAGGCACCGAATAATCTGTTGAGTTGCTGCTCGTCTCTAAGCCCCGTTGTACGTAAACATCGGGTCCATCGACATAAACTTGGCAGCCATCCAGCCGAATATTTGGCCATGCAGACAGTCGTCGGGTTGTGACGGTGCATGCCGCCACACCTTACGGCCCTGTAGCGTGACCTCTTCGTATTCATTTAGCAGGTCTTTAATCGGAATCTGCATGCTGCGTATATTGGGAAATATAACGCCTCGACGTTTCAAATACATAAAATAATGGTCGATCATGGTCGTACGTTCAGCCATAAATCGATCTGTTCTATTCCAATAGAACGGGCGTGAATTACCTCCACCGCCGCCACTTGCGGTACCGCGATACTGCACTTGCATAGCACGATGAGGACCGAGACGTTCGCGCAAATTGGAGTTAGCTAATGCGCCCTCGCCGGCGTCTCCAATAATAAGGGATACGTTGAATCGATTGCAGATATCGACAATGTGATCTATGACGCCGCCGGATATAGGGTTTGTTTCCGGATATATCTTGAAATACAGAGTACGCAGTTTGAAATTGTGTTCGGTGGTCCCGCTGGTGACACCCCATACCCACAGCACCGTGCGGGACGTGGCGTTCTGTCCTCCTCCAGACCAATCAACGCCAGCCACGACACTGCGGACATCCGACATGAGTAAATTGTGCGTGGGGTATTCTTGGACTTCGTATTCCTCACACATGCTCTCTAGTTCTTCTTTAGACAATAGGCGCGTGCCGATAGCATCCGACGTGCCCATTACCTCGTTCTTGAACTTGGAGGGTGGGTAAACGCTGTGCTTATCGAGAATACGTTTCCAGCGACTATAAGCAACATCCTGGTTCTTTTGATCTGAAGGCATCGAAACAGGTACGTTTTTAGGTAGAATTACCTGCGGTACGTGAAAACCCTTGATGCGTTTACCTTCAAATCCTTTGGGGTAGACGTGCATGTCCACCCACTCCCCGTTACGGACGTTGAGGTATTTACCGCATTTCAAACATATAGGCCCTAATTTACCCAGGCATTTTTCATCAACAAAGAATTGATGCGTATTACAAGCTTGGCATTTAACAACCCACTCAGTCTGCGTACTCCACTGCCACAACTGCTCAATGGTGTTCTCCATTGATTTAGGCGTGCCGCAGTACGTCTCGTACGCGTAATCCGAGTTAGCCATACATTCGTTAATAACGGGTATTACCTCGTCATATAAAATATCCTGAACCTCATCGTAAGCTACGCGGTCTGCTGATACACCGCGTGCGCGGTCGGGGTCATCACTCGCATACGAGAAAGCCAACTCTGACCCGTTGGTAAACATTTTCTGATAAACGCGACTTGATAGTTCTTTTGAGACCCAACGCTGCCTGATATCAGGAGAGTAAAATATAGTCTTCCCGACACGGGTTTGTGAGAACTTGGTCGTTTGTTCCTGACTAGGTGCTATGAAAAAACTCTTCCAGTGGGGCGTGCTACATGCCTCCATGATCAGGAAGTTTGCGAGTGTGGTGCTCTTTGCAACCTGTCGTGCGGTCTTCAATAACATTGCCGGATATATGTTATTGTACACGTGTCGATAGAATGGAAAATGTTCTAACGAGAATGGTTTTCCATCGAGATGCAAAAGAGTAGTCACCCACTCTGACCGACGTATCGATAACTCTGAAAAATCATTCGAAGTCATTGACTGTTGAACCTACGGTAGGAATTTATGGCTGATAAGAAAGATATCACGCAACCTTGGGAAAAGCTCGGTATTGGACCCACGGGCATGGGGCAGATACCAAAAATCCTCAACATTGTGTGGGCTATGCAAAAGAAGCTCACCGTGTGCTTGGTTGGCGAAACAGGAATCGGTAAGACTCCGATCGTACACCAATGGTGTAAAGAAAAGGGCGGGTTTATGTATCCGCTCAATTTTGGACACATGTCGCAAGAGGAAGTGTCCATGATCATGTTCACTGAAAAGGGCGATACCTTCGACTTCGTACCGCCGCAGTGGATGCATGACCTCAATACACAGGCGGAGCAAAAGGGCTGCGCTGTGCTGTTTCTTGACGAGTGGAATCGCGGCGATAAGGCCATGGTTAACGCGCTATTCACGCTTACCGATGAGCGTCGGGTACACAACTTTCAGTTACACCCCAATGTTTTGGTAGTTGCTGCGATGAATCCCAGCGATGGCAGCTACCTGGTCAATGAAGCTGAAAAGGACCATGCTATCCGCAAACGCCTGAATTTCGTGTACTGCGTGCACGACCTACAGGCATTCTTGGAGCATACAAAAGCTGCCGGCTGGCATCCGCTGGTACCTGCGTTTATCAAGGCTGCGAGCACGTACCTCTACGACGTAGGCGCGCGTGATGCCGGCAAGGCCTTTGCCTGTCCTTCAAATTGGGAGAAGGTCTCGGGCATTATGAAGGCCGCCAAGAAGGCTGGCGTAGACTACGCCGACGGTGCTGTCTGCAGACTTGTCGAAGGCCAGATTGGTTCTCATGCAGCTGAGAAATTCATGGAATTCGTACAGGACCAGAATACGCTTATCCAGCCGTCGGAAATACTGAACGAGTACACGTACGGCTCAGCGGTGCGTGGCCGTGTTGCGGCTATTCTCAATTGCGCCATTGACAAGGACACCAAGAAGTTCGTCGAGAAAGAGAACAAGCAAAAGACACGTGCCAGCGTTATTAGTGATGTCAGCAAGGGTGTGGCAATCGAATTGTTCAGCTTGAACCCGGAGCCTTCTGTTGTTGCTCCGCGACTCGCGTTGTTTATGCACGACCTACCCAATGAGCTGCTTCAGACACTCACAACTAGCCTCGGTGAACAGTGCAGGGTTAAGGGTACAGACGGGGATAAATACCTCGGTCGCTTGTCCCAGAGTCTTGCAAAGATACCGGAATACAAGGGGAAGATGAAATTCATCATGGATACGATGCGCGAATACCGCGTCCGTGCAAACATGGTGACCGACGCAGACCCAATGGCTTGATCAGCAGCTCTTGAAAGGCGCGATTTGTCGTTCGCGCATCTGAAGGCGTTTGTCAAAATAAATCTGCACAGCAGCTAGCCGTGCGAGCTGAACACCTTCGGTGGTTTCCGGGTAAGGCGCGTCTAGTAAGGCTTGTCCTCTAGGCGCGTCTGCCCATGCTTTGTGCATGGTGGCTGCTAATTCTTTAGCTCCCTTTGGCAGGAGCTTCGCTAGCTCTACTGAAGCCATTTCGAGCGTTGGCGGTGCAATAGCAAAGCCTTCGCGGTATAGCTGTACGGCTGTATAACTGATTGGCTCTCGGTCGAATTCCAATGTCTCTTTTTCATACTCTTGATGTATGAGATTAGCCTCAAATACAGCCCAATTGATGTAGACCACGGGCGCGTCCTCTACGCCCATGTACGTAGGTTCCTCGTTATTGAACGCGATGCACGTTGCTTCGAAAGCATTCGCGTCGTACCAAAAACGCCCTGTGGTGAGTAGAGAACGAGCGGCCATGATCTGCGAGCGATTGCCAATAGGCACGTCTACTTTTTGATGATTTAGCTCAATCCAGAGAGTCTGCGGTTCCCAGTTGAGCCAGTCGTTATCAAATAGGCAAAACATGGCTTTCATGCACGCACTCGCGCACGTCTCATCGAGCCGCAAAGCTTCGCGCGCTAATTTGTCGTGCTCACCCATTGGTGACGTAATCACGCAGTGAAGATTTCACATCAAGCGGCAGAGTCTCGAACACTTGCTTGAAGGACATAGGATCACCGGATTGCGCAACTTGCGCCAGCTCGGGTGCGTCTACCTGCTGCCATACTTCCTCGGGCAGCTGCATCAGCGCTGAGCAAGGCACTTGCACGCCGGCCACGTCGCACATATCTTCTGCTATCTTTTCCGTGTTGAACACGGTCTGCAGCGGGTCGGGAATCTTACGGTCGTAAAACTTCGTAAGTCCTGCGGTCTTATCGAGCTCTGCAATGACCACCGCAAGTTTTACCAGGTCACGACGATTGGTAATTACATTCGGCATCTTGTGCGTAGCGTTGGCGAGCTTTTCGAAAGCTACTTTGTGCGTAGGTTCCGTAGTGGCATCTGCTCGCGCTTCAAGCCAATCACGGATCAACGCAGGATTACTCACCGTAGCGCCGGCCATTTTCAACGAAAATGGCCGGAGAGTTACGTTATGTTTTTTTGCGGCTTCATATAACCGACTAAATGCATCAGCTCGCTTTTCGAGCGTAATCAAATCGTAATCACGGTGTAGTACTTCTTCAGCTACCTTGATTTGTGCAGCACTGTCTAAGGGCAGACGCCTGCTCTCGGGCAACGCGTATGTAGTCTCTACCGCACTCGCGCATTTCATAGGCGAGAAGACTGACTCCTCGATACTGTACACGGTGCGCGCTGTTTCCAGCTTAGCGTCCACGTGCCTAGGTACAAAAGATCCGACCTTACTGCGGTAAAAGATACTAGCAATACAATCCTCACGTGTATGTATTGGGAAGCGTCTTTCGTCTTCCCACGCGAAAGCAGTGCTCGGCAAATTGTCGGACGCGACTTTCGCGGTATCAAATGACGCTGTTTTTAGCATTTCGCGAGCAAGGGGGAAATCACGCGTAAGCACATGCAAGTGTGCGTAGACCGGATCACCATTGTACTGGTCGATAATCGTCATGGCTGGATTATAGCAGGAGGCGCGGGATGGGAACAGGTGTAGAAAATGCTATGTTACATAAAAAACTGACCGTAGATGAGGCCATAGCTAAAGGACGTGACACCGTAGCGGATGCACTCACGTACTTGACGAGTAACCAAGTCAAGAATTTCTACGCACGTGTCATCAATTTGATGGACCGCTACGCTATTCCCGGCATGGGTACCATGGGTGTCAGCGTACAGCGTGGACGCTATATATTTATCTACGATCCGATTTTCGCAGCTACGGTGTCCTACGAGGAAGTCTGCGCGACTTGTGAGCACGAGGTTCTGCACTTAGTGCTGGAGCAGATTCCTAGGTCTCTGACGCTGCGTAAGATTTTCGCCTCAGACGATGACGTAGCGTTGTTTGACATCACCAGTAATCTGGCAGTCGATCTAGCTGCGAATGAGCTGCTAGCCCGCTCGTGGCCCAAGATAAAACACAAAGACAAGCCGCTTGGTGAGTGGGTCACGCCTGATAAGTATGACCCGCCGTTACCCGCTGACTTGTCCTACGAGAATTATCATCGATTACTCATGGAACTCTTGAGTAAGCGTCTTACTGCCTCGCCAAAGCAGTTGTATAAACTGGCGAAACAGATACTAAAAGACAAAAACGATAAAGTACAAAGCACCATCAATAAACCGAATGAAGCAGATCCGTCGAAAGATGATGAGCAGGGCGGCGGTGAAGGCGAGAGTGACAAGCCAGGGCCGGAAGACGGTGAGGGCGAAGGTCAAGGCGACGGGCCCGGCGAAGGCCAAGATGGATCTGGGCAAGGGTCCGGGGACGGGCAGGGTTCGCCGCAAGGTTCGGGCAAGGGCCAAGGACAGAGCCAAGCGCCAGAACCAAACATGACCCCCGAGGAACTCGCGAAAGAAATCGGTGACCTCGACCCGGTAGACCATAAAATACTGGAAATGCTAGTCAACTCCATGAAAAGTCATATGGGGTGGAATGCGGCAAATCCCGATGAGAGCGATACGCATAAGGCGCAGGAACACGGCAAAGAACTAATTAAGTCTGCTATTTCGGGTATGGACCAGAAGTCCCGCGGGACTATTCCGGGACATATGATGGAACTTATCCGTAGGATGCTGACACCGCCGTCTATTTCGTGGACGGAGTTCTTGCATAATATCGTCCAGCGTACGCGGCAAACAAAGCGTATGCGTGGCATGTCCCGCCCGTCTAAGAAACTCTCTGCTCTGAAGATATACGCGCGAAAGAAGCTCGAAGAAGACAAAGACGAACGCTTTTTACGCTACGCCAAGATCAGACAGATGTCTGTATTTCCAGGCATTAAACAAGACAATAAATTCACGATTGTATACGCTGTGGATACCTCGGGTTCCATGAGCACTAAAGATCTGCAGTTAGGTTTAGCAGAGCTGCAGCACATACAGAAATCAGATTCAGACGTGTCCATCTGCGTGATTTACGCAGATACGCATATCTGTACTGAGTATTGGATTGACGCAACTGCCCAGATTGATCCTAATCTGACTGGACGGGGTGGCACAGACTTCGAGGCTGTGTTTGTTCACGTACAGAAATTACTCGGTAACCAAGACAAAGCGCCTGACGTGCTGGTGTACTGCACCGACGGTTACGCTCCACCGCCTACTACGCGCTTGCCCCTGCCTACCGTATGGTTGCTCACCCCGAGGGGACAGCCTGTGATGGCTGATAGTGGACACATCACGATCATGATGAAGGACTATCAACTAGAGGATTCGTATGTCTAATGTCATAGACATTCACATTCAGCGCAACGTTGTCGGTACCGTAATACCCTTCGACAAGTTGTATCTCTTCGATAGGGCGGATCGAGAGCTGATACCGAAGATATTCGGGTACGCAATCGTCTTGCCGTTTTCGGATGACATGCGCGATACACTCTACAAACTAAAGGTCGCGGAAGTAACGCATAAGCGTTTCCAACGGGATGACTCATCTAAAAAGATAGAGCCGCTGCTGGATGGCGAGAGCTTAGACAAGAAACCTAGCATTCTTGCCTGGTGGGAAGCTTTTGCTGTACAGCATGATTTACTAAATCGCGTAGCTGTGGTGCCTGTATTGACTTCAGTTGCACGCAAGAAAATACGACCGCGTTACATCGCGTCGCACAAATGGTTTACGGACCAACAAAAGAATGCCAAGCGTACGCGTCCTTTACCTGTGGTTCCTGCGGTCAGCGAAATGGGATATCTCGCAACACCCCTCGCTGCGCCACAGGATAAAATCCGTCCTATTTGTTCTATATGCCCGCGAATGCTTATGCACCTTCAGGGTGAGTGCGTACCGGGGCAAGCTGTTTGCTATAAATCGCTAGACTTTTCTGAGATCGAGGAAACGCCAGCAGATGTCAGCTTACAGCAAGACAACGATTAACATCATCGAGCTGCCGCATGTGTCTAAAATACCGGAGGGGGTCCCTCCGGTGTTCGATACCATGTCGTTGGCGCATTCGTTGGGTATTCGAAACCGTACGCTGATGGGGCTCATCGTACGCCGGGCGAAGCTGTACAAGAAGTTTGTTATACCGAAGAAGTCGGGCGGTAAGCGAGTTATCCACTCACCTGATCCGAAACTCAAATATGTACAGGCGCGTGTGCTCGAACGCTTCTTTACCAAGATAAAGTATCCAGAGCATATTGCTGCGTACGTGCCAGAACGTACTACGCGTTATAGTGCTGAAAAGCACGCGGGAAAGCCTTTGCTAATCGTTATCGATTTAAAGGACTTTTTCCCAAGTACTCGGCGTGCATGGATTCGACGCGCCCTACAAGCGGAGTTCAATCTACCTTTTGAGGTAGTGAGCGCTATTGCAGATATTGCTACTATTCCTGTCGATACGCTGACAGGCACACGTTACGTAGTTCCCCAAGGGGCGCCAACCAGCGGTGCTATTTGCAATTGGGTAGCTCACCATCGTATCGATAAGCCTGTGCTCGAAGAGTGCGCTAAGTGGAATATGGCATATACCCGATATGCTGATGACCTAGCTTTTTCATCGAACGTACAATTAACACGCGACGACACCAACAAGTTTATTCGCGCAATCTGTAAGATCATAAAGAAGTCGGGCTACGAAGTTAATCGTAAGAAGCTCCGTGTAACACGTCCAGGACGACAGCAGCGTTTGTTGGGTATGACGATCAACGCAAAGCCCAATATTATTCGTCTACATTACCGTAAATTACGCGCACGTATTCACAACTGCAAGATAAAGGGCTTTGACGCTGTAGCTCACGAAATGCGCATGGAGTCTGGCGAGCAGCTAAAGTCGCAAATCATGGGTAAAATTTCATACTACCACATGATCAACCCCGTGAAGGCTGCGAAGCTCAAGCAGCAATTCCAAGCAGCTGAAGGGCTTCCGCAACATGGCACGCTACTACACACTGTGTGAAACGACTCCTGGTAAGGAAGCCGGCAAGTCAGGCGGTCAACGTCGATACTTACGTGTGTACTATGCGTCGGAAGGCTTCCTCTTCCACGATACAGAAGATTCGCTGACGTTTACAGATATACAAAAAGCGCTCTGGATGTTGTCAGACCTTTACGAGGATGCGCAGCGTGTCATAGCTATTTGCGTCGATGATAACACTATCATGGCGACATTCAGTACGTACGCACTACCTAGACCAACACGCCCCGGATTCAATCTCTACAGCAGCGTAAAGCCGGACGAGTACTTAGAAAGTAGCGGGTTAGCCGGTTGGTTGTTACGTGACATAAAAAACCCCGCGTCTGAGCCGATTCCCGTAGATTATAACGATCTGTACAATGATTGCATTATGCTTGAACGCGTTACGGATAATTGCCCGTGCGTAAAACAAGCCGAAGGTACGTGTTTTCCGAGTACAGTATACCTGCGATATCCGTGGTTAGCCGCTAACACTACGAATTACAGCGCTACAGAAGTAAGTAAGTTCCATACTAAACGCTATGAAAACGTAGGGGGTTTCGAATACATATCAGGGCAGCTCGCAACCAGCGCAGACTTTAGCGAGGCGATACGCCCTTGGGATAACTACGACTTCCGTTTGGTACCAAAACGTGAAACGCAATTCGCCGAACGCGGGCAGGAACTATCGCATCGTTCCACCCACCGCAAGGTTGAATGCTCGCAATGCACGTTTGCCACCAAGAAACACGGTGGCGGTTACGAAGACTGTGGTCGCATTAAAGACTGTCGTACACATACAACCGAAGAACAAGCGTGGGTTACGCTTTTCGATTGGTTGAAAACAGATACCGATTTTGTTACAGGAACGCCTGGGTTTTCGCCGGGCGAAATAAATTACCTGATCAAAGAAGCGGGGCGTGCAGAGCACAGTAAATCGATTAGCGATACTCGAAAGGTACCGACTTACCTAGCGGGCTTTCATTCCGGCTACTCGACCGAATACATGCAATACATGGTGACTGCAGCCCGCGGACATTTGTCACGGCACAAGTACTACGTCAGCTACAAAGACCTTCGGATGGATTATCCGATGTTACTTGCAAGTGCAGATATACCACCAATAACCGTCGAACCAAAGATGCTACTGGCGCACGCTATTTACTCAGGGTGGCCGTATATCCGCGGCGAATCGG